ACTTATCAATGAAGTCCTAATCAGGTTGAGAGAAGACACCATTGCTACCGACTGGTCGGGTAATATCAATGACAGCACAACAATAACTGACTATCAGAAGGTTATTGGCTCACTGATTAACGACTCTAAAAGTAATATTGAAGCTTACCACGACTGGCTAGTCCTTCGTGAAACTGTTGACGTATCTACAGTAGTAGACACTAGAAACTATAATTTATCGTCTGGACAAGAGATAAAAGTTATCGATGTTATGAATCAAGATCAAGGCACTCATCTTAATCAGGTCAGTCGTCAAACCATGAATACATATAGATACCCTACTGAACAGTCAGGCGATCCTGTGTATTATGCTTTTAACGGTGTTGACTCTTCAAACAACTTAAAGATTGACTTAGAACCTAAGCCTAACAAGGCTCAGACTATTTCATTTGATATTGTTAAATACCAAGACCCTTTAAAGCTTGCAGCTACTGTTATTAAAATACCAGAAAAAGCTGTTATTCTTGGCGCATGGATGAGAGCTGTATCTGAGCGTGGTGAAGACGGTGGTACTCAAACTAGCGTTATAACGATGGAATACAAAGAAATGCTTAATCAGTCTATTATGTTAGATAGTGGTAACACTCAATACGAATCAGACTGGTACATCGCATAATGGCAGCACAAATACAGCCTCTTGTTCTTGACTCAATCGGAATATACGGTTTAAATAAACAATCGTCTCCTTCTAGTTTAGAGCCTCAGTGGCTGACTGAAACCCAGAATGTAATGTTAGATGAGAAAGGTAACGTAACAACAAGAAAAGGGATTAAACAAGTATCTGACTTGGTTGGCGCTTCTTCTTCTAATACAGATATTGTTAAGTCTTTAGGTGAATTTAGAAATGCTACTGGTAGTTCAACTATCTATGCTGGCGCTAAAGATAAGATTTATAAGTTAAACACAGCCCACACGCCTTACACTTTAGATGCTCAAACATTTACAGGTACACCTCAAACATTAACTGATGGTAACTGGGAGTTTTCTAACTTCAATGATAAGTTCTATGGTGTTCAATCAGGACACAAGCCTATCTATTTTGATGGCACTAACTGGATGGATTTAGAGGATGCTGGGTCTTTCTCAGCACCTGCTGGTGTAACTACCTTTAATCCTAGATGTGTTGTTGGTGACTTCGGTAGACTATGGGTGGCTGGTATTGCTGAAGAGAAGGATGTTGTTTATTATTCTGATACTTTAATCGGACACGTATTCGCAACTGGCGCTGCTGGTTATTTAGACATGAAGACTGTATGGGGCGGTGATGAAGTTACTGCTTTAGCTAGTTTCATGGGCAAGCTTGTTATCTTTGGTAAGCGCAATATTGCTATCTATAATAGTCCTGATGATCCTTCAGCTGCTGCATTTCAATTAGATGAGGTAATAGCTGGTATTGGTTGTGTGGCTAGAGACTCAGTACAAGCCCTTGGTGATGATATTATATTCTTATCTAACTCAGGTTTACGTTCACTACAAAGAACAATGATACAAGACAAGATGCCATTGATTGATTTGTCTCTTAATATTAAAGATGAGATTACATTAGATATTGTTAATGCTGATATGGACAAAGTGAAAGGTCAATACTGCTTATGTGGTGGTTATTATGTGCTTTCATTCCCAGATAGAAATATCACATATGTATTTGACTTTAAAGGAAAGGCTGGTGACGCTCCAAGAATAACAACGTGGGAGTTTGACTCTAAGAAAACACCTAAATCATTTCTATCAGTTACTGATGGCATTATGTATATTGGTTTAGGAGATACTACATATCAAGGTAGAATAGCTGAATATGATGATTATTATGATGTCGAAAAGACAGATGAAACCGTTACTTATGCTAATCAAACTGTATGTGAAGCTGCTAATAACACTTGGGAGTCAACTAATTCTAAATGTTGGCAGGATGTTAACAATAAATACCAAGCAGGTTTTAAAACAACATGGCTAGACTTTGGTAATCCCAGTGCTGCTAAGATTCTAAAAAGAATGTTACTTACAGTTACAGGTGGTTTTGGTATGGTAGCTACTTTAAGTTGGTACAGAGACTATAGCAATGTAGCAGACTCAGCTACTTTTAACTTGACCTCTGGAGGCTCATCAGCAAGATGGGGTTCTTCAGCCGCTATATGGGGTGTTGCAACATACGGAGTTTCTGAACAACCAGTGGAATATAAACTACCACTATCAAGATCAGCTAAAGTATTAAGACTGGGTATGACTGGTACTGTGAGTGGGTTTAAACCTTCATTACAGAACATGATAATTTGGGCTAAACAAGGCAAGATTAGATAATTAAAAGGATAAGATAATGTCAAATTACAATTTACAAATAGGGTGGTCAGGTAAAGATGCAGCAGCAGGCATTATCTCAGGCGATGACTTTAATACTGAGTTTACAGCTGTACAAACAGCAGTTAATACCAAAGCTGATCTAAATGGTGATGTTACAGAAACATTCCTAGCATCTACTGTTGATCTAGGTAACTGGACTGTCACTGAGACAGGTGGCGTTTTACTGTTTGCTACAAGTGGTACTAATAAAATGAAACTAGACGCTTCAGGTAACTTAACTGTAGTTGGCAATATAGCGTCAAACGGAACTATCTAAGGAATTATTATGATGTGGGCTGGCGGTAATCCAAACTTTGATATAAGAACAGGCGAGTCTATCCCTGAAGATTCACCTATGTGGAGAGACCCTGAGACTGGGGAGTATGTTAATAGAACATCTTCTACACCTTACAACCCACCTGCTCAAGTAATACAACCTTATTTAAAACAAGCTGGTTCAGCTGATGGCTCTACACAAGGTATGCCTAACTTAGGATATGCTCAACAACAAATATCTGGCGCTCAACCTGCTGGACTAGAGAAGCAGAATTTAGACTATGCTATGTCACAGTTAGGCATGATGTCTGGCGGTAGTGGTGGCGGATCTAATTACAATGAATCAGCTGTTTCTATTCCTGGATGGAACGCACCTATGGGTGGAGCTTCATCTGATGGTAGTTATAGTAATCCTTTTACTGGATCTGATTCTGCTGGTAGATCACAAGACGACCCTTACTACGGTGGTGACTCTGATTTCGGTACTTATGGTGGCGGTGGTTTAAGTTCAGATTACGGTCTGAGTAATAGCTGGTCACAATGGGGTAGAGAAGCCGCTGGTATGCTTCCTGGTATGTGGGGTACTGCTGGACAAATGTTCGGTGATGCTGCTATGGGTTTAAATCCTATGCCTGGTGCTGGTAACTATATTCCTGGTACTGATACATACATGCAAGATTACAATGTTAATTATGAAGGTCCAGGTGATGTAACTACAGATATGTACGGACTAGGTGTCAGTGAACAACGAGACATGTTGATTGACCAAGGTCGTATGGGTGAAGGTATGTTATTTGGCAAGTCTGTTGATGCTGACCAACAATTCTTTGGAAGCCAACAAGAAGCATTAAATTGGATGAACAATGATGTAAATGTTGCTGATCCTACAGGTCAGTTTGCAGCTGAGGCTGTATCAGTAGCTAATGACTTTACTCCTGTTCAAGATAGTTCGTTTGGTTCTCAAGCAGAAGCACAAGCTGTAGCTAACCATGGGTTTGGTTCAGATGAACACATGGCTGCACTAGAGGCTGATGGCAACCAACCAGCTATCGATGCTTTGAAGTCTCCTACTGCTCCTGGTGTTCCTGTTCCTACTGCTCCTGTTCCTGCACCAGATACTGGTAGTAGTGATGGTGGTTGGGGTGATACAGATACTTCTGAAGGTTCATTAGCTGGTGATTATAAAGATGCTGGCTTCTCTAAAGAAGAGATGGATTTTGCTACTAGCCTTGATACACCTAGTGATTCAGGGTCAAGTGATGGCAGCTCAAGTGATGACGGTGGTTATGGTGATGACTCTGACGATGGTGGTGAAGGTTGGGGAAGTGAAGATGCTACTGATGATAATGCTGGAAG